ACATTAGTAATACTTATATAAATAGCACTTATGATACATATTTAGTAATATTTAGAATTACACCATCAGGAGATAATGTTAATTTAAATATACAATTTGCCACAGATGGTTCTACTTTTCAAACAGGTAATATATATGGAATAAAGAGTTACCGACTTGGTGAGGATGATGGAGCTACAGGATTTGATGCAGGAGGTGCTTGGACAGTAAACAGTAATACTATTGGAAATGACACTGGAGAATCTATTAATGGATATTTTTACTTAGTAGGTGCGAATAATACTGCAGCAGTATCAGGTATTCATGGTCTATGCTCACATATAAACACAAGTGGAAATCATAGAAGTTCAGCTTTTAGTGGCTCTCAAATTACATCAGCAAGAGATGGTGTTGTTAATGGATTACGATTTTCAATGAGTTCAGGAAACATAGAAAATAGTGAAATCACTGTTTATGGATTGGATAAGAACTAATGGCAAATAGAAAAAAATATGTAGATGGTGTTCTTGTTGAGCTTACAGATGAAGAACAAGCATTTAGAGATGCAGAAGAAAAATCATGGGCAGATGGTGAAGCTGACAGAAACATGGCAGAGTTACGCAGACAAAGAAATGAACTGTTAGTGCAAACAGATTACATGGCTTTATCAGATGTAACAATGACAGATGCTTGGAAAACTTATAGACAAGCCTTGAGAGACATTACAAGTCAAACACCAACTGACATAAGACTTAGTAATATTACGTTTCCAACAAAACCGAGTTAAGGATAAACAATGGCATATATAGGCAAATCCCCTTCACAGGGAGTACGAAACAGATTCCAATACCAAGCCACAGCAGGGCAAACATCCTTTAGTGGTTCTGATGCAAACTCATTGACACTTACCTACACAGATAGTTTGTACTTAGACGTATATCAGAATGGTATATTGCTTGTTCCGGGAGATGACTACACTGCAACTACAGGTACAACTGTGGTGCTTGTACAGGCTGCATCACTTAATGACATAGTTGAGATGGTAGCCTATGATGTGTTCTCTGTTAATGAAACGTACACTAAGACTGAATCAGATAACAGATACCCATTCAAAGGTAACAACTCAATCATCAGATTAAATGGACAGACAATCAGTGCAGACATTACAATAGACAGTGATGAGAATGGTGTAAGTGGTGGTCCTATAACACAGTCGGCAACAGTCACTGTTAATGGATATTGGAGTATTGTATGACAAGTCAATTAAATGTAGACACCATTGTTGATAAAGCAGGGTCAGGTGGCACGAATGTAAAGATAGCAAATACGTCTGTTACTGTGGCTGAAGGTGGTAGTGCTACAACAACTACTGTGCAAGGGTTATGTAAGGCTTGGACATTTTTTGATGGTAGTGTTAGTACACCTGCACACGCAGATAGTTTTAATGCTAGTACCTTAACAGATATAGGAACTGGGAATCAAAAATTTGCTTTTACTAATAACATGAACAATGCTAATTTTTCTTTTGGGGGTAGTGCAATAATAGATGAAACAACTTTTGCTGTGTTTTCTGGTTCAGAAATAGCAGGAAGTCATGCTCGTTCTACTTCATCTTCAGGTGGATTTTTTACTTCAAATACTGCTTCTGTAAATAGTGGAGCAAATGCAAATAGTATATCCCCACAGATAATGGGAGACCTCGCATAATGGCAAGTGAACTTAAAGTAGATAAATTAACAGGTGTAACCACAGCAGGTTCTATTGATGTTACAGGTGAAGGCAATAGTACAACAACTAATTTGCAACAAGGGTTGGCGAAGGCTTGGATTAATTTTGCAGGAGCAGGAACTTCTATTAATGATAGTCTTGGAATGAGTTCTTTAGGTGATGACGCAACTGGTAAATATACAATAACAATGTCATCAGCAATGGGAAATACTAATTATTCTGTATCGTTTGGTATCCAAGAACTTGGAACACAAAATAATCATGCCACTGTTCTTCGTTCTGACGTTACAATAACAACCACTGTTTTTGGTGTTGCTACTTATAGCAGTGGTACTTATCAAGATGTTACTCTTGTTTATGAAAAAATTCACGGAGACCTCGCATAATGGCTAGTATATTAAGAGTAAACACATTAACAGATGCAAGTAGTAATAATAGTATTGCTACGAGTAATATATTTAGTGGTAGTGCAAAGGCATGGATGCACTTTGATGGTAGTGGTACAGTTGCTATTGATAGGTCTTTTAATATTTCTTCATTAGAAGATGTCGCAGGGGGTCAATACTCAGGTAATTTTACAAGCAATATGTCTTATGCTGATTACCCTAATACTGGACACGGAAGACATGATGGAGGTGTAAATGCTCTTTTTTCATGTTCAACAAAAGATAGCAGACCTCCTATTACCACCAGATGTGGCATAGATACATTTAGTTCAGATGGTAATCAGACAGGAACAGATTGTGACCAAGTTTCACAGTTGATACACGGAGACCTAGCATGACCAAAGCAGCAGAATTAGCAAAGATGGGTGAAGTCCTAACCAATTCACAGATTGGGGGTCGTAGAAACATTGTTTATAATGGTAAAATGCAAGTGGCACAGAGAGGTACATCAGAGACAGGTGTAGGTGCAACTGCTGGGTACTTTACTTGCGATAGGTGGGTTTATTCCCCTGCAGGAAGTCATGCAGGTAGATTTACAATGTCACAAAGCACTGACACACCAAACGGATTTTCACATTCTTTAAAATTAGATTGTACAACAGCCGATACTTCTATTGCAGCAGGTGAACTTGCAATTATAAGACAACATTTTGAAGGACAAGACTTACAGCAAATAAAAAAGGGAACGTCTGATGCAGAACAATTAACTGTGTCTTTTTATGTAAAAGCTAGTTCTGCACTTACTTTTGGTCTAGAGCTATTTGATTCAGATAATGATAGACAAATAACTAAATTATTTACGACTACAACTAGTTGGGTTAGACACGAAATAACATTTCCTGCTGATACAACTGGTGCATTTAATAATGATACTGAACGTAGTTTAGATTTAAGTTTTTGGATTCATGCAGGTTCAACATATGCAGGTGGTACATTAAACTCAACAGCATTTGCTAGTACCACAACTGCTAATCGTGCAGCAGGTATAGATAGTTTTTTTAGTAGTACAGACAATGAATTTTTTCTAACTGGAGTACAAATGGAACTAGGCTCTGTAGCCACACCATTTGAGCATAGGTCATTTGGAGAAGAACTAGCTTTGTGTCAGAGGTATTATCAACAGATAGTTGGAGTTTCAGACCAAACCATACTTGGGTCAGGTAGAGCAAATGGCACAACTATTGCTGAAGTACCTATACCTTTAGCAGTTTCTTTAAGAGCAAGTCCTACTATGGGTTCATTAGCTTTTGCAGTTTTTGGTACAAGTGGAACTGGAGCAACTGCAACTTCAGCACCTACTGTAAGAAAATTTACTCCAGAAGGTGCAGTTCTGCATTTAGGATTTACAGGGTCAGGTCTTGTTAATGGTCAAACAGCAACTGTTGCTACTAGTAGTGCTTCAACTCTTACTATAAACTCGGAGCTTTAATATGGCTAAATATAAATTAAGAAACAACAAGCATTATTCAATGGATGGCACAACTGTAGAATCTATAACTGTAGATATACTAGATACTGAACTAAACACTGCTATACCAAAAGACGAAGCAAACAGCGACTATCAAGAATATTTGAAATGGGTAGCTAAAGGCAACACAGCAGAGGATGCCGACTAGACATGGACAGCATAGACCCAATGTTATTTTGGAACATAATCCTGACTATGGTCGTTGTACCATTCGGTTGGGCATTTAACAAGATGTTCCAAGAGGTCAAACGCATACAGATACTCTTGAACAAGACACGAGAAGATTATGCACGTAAGGATGATGTGAAAGATGATATGCACAATCTTATGGATGCACTCAAAAGATTAGAAGATAAGTTGGATAAGATACTTATGGGAAGTAGATAATGGCAATGTTCACAGGCTTTAAGCCACAAGGAATGCAGAAAATAGCTAATAGGCTTGGTTACAGTGGTGACATGGTAAACTTTGATAACTACCTGCAACAAAACCCTGAAAAGCAAAGACAGATGATTGTCTATGAAGATGCTGCACGAAAGATGGCAGAAGGTGGCTATGTTAAAATGCAGACAGGGGGTCTTTCGAGTATGATTGTTCCGGGAACACAATCAGAACCTATAATGGTTCAACCATATTTTAAACCACAGCCAGTTCCGTATGCTCCACAAGATATGTATGAGGGAGGTCCAATGACTATTAGACCTGCTGTAATGTCATTTGGATATAATCCTAAAACAGGGCAGTTCTTACAAGCAGGAAGTGGTGCTCCTGATAAGCCGGGAGATTTTGTTTTTAGAGGTAACTATGGAGAAATATTTAATCAGTTTCCCGAAGCAAAAGCAAGGTATGATATAGGTCAACAGTTTGGATTTGACCAATTACCACCTTTAGTAGACCCAAGAGATGCAGTAGCACCTCAACCAATCGTAGCTCCAACAAGACCTGAAGACGCAAGGGGTGGCGATATAGTTGAAAGATTACTCCCTGCAAACAATCAAGCACAAGGTAATTTACCTGCACAGCCTATTCCTATACAGAACATACCTACTACATCTGATATAACAGACGTTGCAGCACAGAGATTGTCTGCACCTGCTCTGCCTCAAGGAACACAAATACAAGGTGTTGGCATAGGGCAGGAAGCAGGGCAGTTTATACCCACAAATCAAGGACAAGTAGCAGGTGCAGTTGCAGTGCCTACAGCTATGGCTACAACAACCATGACACAAGTTCCTACAGCTACAGATGCTAATGTAATGACAGCCGAAACTGCTTCTGCTAATGTCGCTAATACATTAAACACAGTTCAAGCAGCACAGGCAACACAAGACCCTAAAGCAGAGATAGTGGCAGCACAGCAAGTTAAGTCTGCTGTAGGCGATTTAAATGCTGCTCAAGGAACTGCTACAACAATAACAAACCCTGTACAAAGACAGATACAAGCAGGTGAATTAGTTTCTTCTGCAGCTAATGCTGAAACAGCAAAAGCATTTACTGAACAGATTCAGGCAGCTACTGCCACAGCAAGTGAAAAAGCAACTGTTCAAGGGCAACTAGCAAGTTTAACTGCAAACTTTGATGCAACTAATCCACCTTCGTGGGCAGCAGGTGCAATCAGAGGTGTACAAGCAGTTATGCAACAAAGAGGTTTAGGTGCTTCTAGTATCGCAGGACAGGCACTTGTACAGGCTGCAATGGAGTCTGCTTTACCTATAGCACAGGCAGATGCTAGAACAGTAGCTACGTTTGAAGCACAGAACTTATCTAATAGGCAACAACGTGCTATGTTAGCTGCTCAACAAAGGGCAGCTTTTATTGGACAAGAGTTTGACCAAGAGTTCCAAGCAAGAGTACAAAACTCTGCTCGTATAGCCGATGTTGCAAATAGAAACTTTACTGCTGACCAACAAATAGCAGTAGAGAATAGTCGTTTAGCTAGTACAATGAATCTACAAAACTTGTCTAACCAACAAGCGATTGTTATAGCAGAGGCTTCTGCTTTAGCAAATATGGATTTATCTAATCTTAATAACAGACAACAAGCTGCAGTACAGAATGCACAAAACTTCTTACAAAAAGATATGGCTAATTTAAGTAACCAACAGCAAGTAGAATTGTTTAAGGCACAACAAAGAGTACAAAGTTTGTTTACAGACCAAGCTGCAATAAATGCTAGTAATCAATTCAATGCATCTAGTCAGAATCAAGTAGACCAATTCTTTGCTAACTTAGCCACACAGTCTGCACAGTTTAATGCGACACAAGCAAACGCACAATCACAATATAATGCAGGACAAAGAAACGTATTAGAGAGATTTAATGCAGAGTTAAATAATCAAAGAGATACTTTCAATGCACAGAATAGATTAGTGATTGACCAAAACAATGCACAGTGGAGAAGACAGATAGCGACTGCTGATACTGCTTCTACTAACAGAATTAATGAATTAAATGCTAATAACTTACTAAATATATCTAACTTATCCTATAACAACTTATGGCAATATTATGCTGATACTATGGAATGGGCATGGACATCTGCTGAGAATGAACTTAACAGATACGCTGATATGTCCATCGCTAACTTAA